CGTGGTGGCGGTGCGGCTAGCCTGGAGCTGGAATCGGCTGCGCCGGCTCATAAACCAGTAATCGGGGACCATACCGGCGGGGGCCAGGCTCAAGAGCTCGGCCAGTTTCGCGTCCGTCGCGCCTCTGGTCGCATCGGCCGTGACGTCTTTGAGGCGGAGAATGGAGTTCTTGTTAACCGCTTGCAGTCCCACCCATGAGCTCATGGGAGCGACATAGGAATTGATGTTGCTAATCAACTGCTCGGACCAGCCCGAGAGTTGAAACGCAGCGTTGCCGCCAAAAACCAATTGAACGGCCTGGGGACCGAATTTGACCCCATAAACAGAGCTGGCGGTGGCGGCGGTCGTCCCGCCGGCGTCCAGTGTCAGGGCCGAATCCACCATGGCCTGCAAACCTGGGAACCCTTTGGCGTCGACGCTCGTTCCGTAAAAAATCTGGGAACCGATCTCGATCATCGCCTGTTTCATCACGCCGGAGGCTTCGATGGCTTGCCAGGAGACGGCGCCGTCTTCGTAGGCGTCGGCAACGGCTTTGTCGCAAACGATGTTCGAAGAGAGGATGAAGCATTCCACCAGCTTGTTAATGAAGGTGCTTTTGCCGGGCGTGCTTCCTTCGTTGGCGTTGCGGAAGGCAACGTCAGGGTACGCGGTCCGGAGCATGGTTCGGTAAGAGGTGCCGCGGATCGTGCGCGACGGGATCACGGCCAACTCTGGCGCGTAGGTAAGATTTTCCTCGATCAAGCCCACAACGGCATCGTTGCCGTTTAGCTTGGCGATATCTAACAGGGTGGCTTGTGACATAGGGGATCGGTGTTTTTGCTGCGGGGGGTTTGGTTACTTTTTGCTGCTGCTGCGCTGGGCACCGAAAGCGGCCGCAACTTTGGCCAGACCGGTGAGCGTGGAAATTTCATTGCCGGCCGTGGCGGCCGGATCGGTTTGAGTGGGCACGGCAACCGCGGCGGGTACTCCCTGGGCGGCGGCGAGTTGAGCCGCTCCGGCGGATTCCCGGAGCTTGGGATCCTGCCATTTGGCTTCGAGGGCGGCTTTGTCGGCCTCGAGCGTGGTAACTTTGGCCAGTAAGTCGGCTGCTCCGGTCGCGACTACCAGAGCTTCGGCTTCAACGGTCGCCTTCTGCGTGGTCAACGTGCCGATGGTTTGGCGGGCGGTGGAAAGGTCAGCTTCGGCCTGGGCGAATTGCGCGGCGAATGTCTCGAGCTGGGCTTTGATGGCCGGCAGTTCAGAAGCGGCGTCGGCTTCGGGTTTGTTCCGGCCAGTCAAATGCGCGTCGACGGTGGCGGAGAGGTTTCTAACGGTGGCGAAGATTTCGGCGAGCGTCATAAGCTCAGGAGTTTTTTTGATTTTTTGCCATGCACCGACGGGCGGGGAGTCAACGGCTAAAGGAGGGCGAGCACTTCAGGCAGGCCGCTAACGGTGGCGTCGATCAGGCCGATTTTTGCAGCCTGGTGGCCGGTGAAGATTTGGCCTTCCATCGCTTCGGCCGGCAGGCGCGGGCGGTGGGCTTGCATGTGGTCGCGGAATTCGGCGCCGCGGGCGTCTACGAACGATTGGAGCCAGTCCTTTTGATCGTCAGTCAGTTCGGTATGAGGGCGGCCGTAGGATTTGAATTTGCCGGAAGTGAAAACGTTGTAGCTGATGCCCAGGCCGGCCAGGTGTTTGGAAGTGTCGAGCCTCTCCCAGATAACTCCGATAGAGCCACAGATGGCGCTGGCGGTGGCAAAGCGCGCGGTGCAACCGGCGGTGATCATCTCCACCGAACTGCAAAGCTGGTCTTCGGTGTAGGAGAGAATCGGGTACCCTGACCGCGCGATGCTCGCGACCTTGGCTGAGAGTTCCGGGGCGCCGGTGATGGTGCCGCCGCCGGATTTGCCCAGGAGAACGATGGCGCGCGCGCCGGTCAAAGCGGCGTCGATATCCGCGCCGATGTCCTCGTAGGAGGTTACGGAGAGGAAATATTTAGCGGAGCCGCTCGCTCCTTTGAGAATTGCTCCCTGTATCGGAATCAGGGCCACTCCGGTATCGGAGAGCCGCATTTTGGGGAGCGGGTCGCCCCATTGGTCGAAGTCCGGGCGGTCCGGCATCGATGCCGGTGCGGCGGGCGCCGGCACGGGCGCCATTGCGGCGCCGGTGCCGGCGTGACTCTCTCCACCGATGGTGGCGAGAAAGTACTCTGGCAAACAATACCAGGCGTGCGACCGAATAAGTGCGGCTGTGTTTGGCTTCAACCGCTACCACTGCAAAGTCAACGGAGCCGCCGGCGGGTCTTCTGTTCCAGGAGGCGGCTAATGTAAGCAATCAGCCGCTTGGCTTCGGCGGGTTCAAGGCGCACCTGGTAGCCAAAGTCTGCGGCCCAGCGGAGCGCCAGGAGTGAGGAGCGTACGTCCTCAGAATCCTTGTTTGGTCGCTTTGGGGCCATTGCCTTCAGGCGCCGCGGCGGCAGGTGCTGCGATCAATCCGTTAGGGCCGGTCGGCATCCACAAAATATTGTAGGCTTCCATGAAGGTGATCCCTAAGCGGGTGGCCGTGCGCTTGGCCGCGTCCCCTTTCATTCCGACTTCCCGCTCCCGTTGCTCGTAGTTGTCCTCGTAATAGTCGCCGCGCTTGCCGCACGCCTTTTTGTCGGTCGACATGCCAGACGACACTTCCGCCAGGTCAATGTCCGATTCATACTTGGCGTCAGCGGTCAGGCGGGCGCCCGGCTGGAAAGCGAACTTGTACCAGTCGACGTTAAAGGGTAAATCCCACTCCTTATGCTCCATCATTACCGTGGTCCGGAATCCGTTAAAGCGGGTGCAAGCGGGGTTGAGAATAATATCCTGGTTCGCGCCAATGGAGCGGTTGATACGTTCCACCACCACGCGCATGGGCGCGCCGCCCACGGCCGTGGGGTCGAGGGAAAAATCAACGGACCAATCCATTCCGTAGAAATTGGACCGGACAATTTTGGCTTCGAAACTCTGCTGGTTGGCTGTCGGCCGGTCGTTGATATGGGCTTGGAGGGCGGCGCCGGATTGGGCTTTGAGGTATCGGACCTGCACGCCGTCGACGTCGTGCGTCTCGAAATTTAGCCCGGTGGCGCTGGGTGCCGTGGGTGCGCTGGTCGGCCGGGTCATGGCGGCGCGTGCCGAATCGATTGCACTGCCAGAGCTGTTAGTTTCGACAACGGCTATCCCAGCGGAAACTTTTTGGGCCAGGAGCTCGAGGCGGCGTGTTTCGGCAATGTCCTGCCAGTCGAACATGCAAGCGCCCAGGGAAGAGAAGCCTCGAACCTGTCCGATAAAATCCGGATCGAAGGACAGGAAGGCATCGGCGGCGGATATGTCGATGAACTTCGAATAGTCGAAGGGATTGGAGCCGGTCAAAACGCGGTAGGCCAGGGGCGCGCCGGCGTCGTCGATGATAACTCCGTCAATGATGCGGGCCCCGTCCCAGCGGCCGCCGCGGACGGTGGTGTCTTCGTAGCGGCTGCCGATACGGTGCCCGGCAATCAACTGCAACCTGGGGTGTTTCCCTTTGCGGATTAAAACTGTGAGGGCGTCGCCGTCCCGTTTAACGGCAATGATCAGGTTGCGGCGATAGAGCCGCATGTTGAAAGGCCAGCCGGCCACGTCGCAAACTTTGTCGTTTGCTTCGTATAACCGTTCGGCGCGTTCGCCCCATTCGCGGTCCGCGCCGTAAAACTGCGGCAGATAAACGGAGGAAGAATATTCGGCCTGTTCGCGGAGGGCGCCGCGGACGTCGGCAAAATTGCAGTAAGCCCAGCGTCCCATGCTCATCAGGGTCCGCCGGCCGATGTTCGTAATGTTCTTGTGAAAATCGAAGTCCAGCGGGGCGATCTGCTGGCGGCGGTTGGTCTGCGTGGCTGTCCGGATCAGGTCATTGTTCCGGCCCAGGTCGAGCATTTCCCCGCGCGGTCCGTAGAGGGTGACGTGTTGATTCATGAGGGCAACGGTTTGTTAGGACCAAATGACCGTTGTGCGCGTGATCGGGGCCTGGTCGTAAATCGGGAATTCTTCAGGGGAAATCTCGTGCAAGTCGGCGTAAAGAAGATCCCGGCGGGTGCGGGGGTCCAGGGTCGGATCTAGTGTCTTTTCAAAACCACTCTCGCCAGCGTTGCCGGCGGTCATGGTTTTACCGTCGGCGATCTCGGCGTTAACCTTGGCAAGCTTCTCTTCAAGCCATTTTCGCGACATTCCTGGAAAGTTCCGCATTTGTGCCAATGCGGCGAAGTCAACGGATCTGTCCCACGTGGCACAGATAGAAGGATTGTTCTACGTGGAAACTTTAATTGGCGGGCTTTAGGACCGGTTGCGGGTCGGCGGGCTCCTCGAATGTGTCCGGCAGAATTGTCAGGATCGTGGCGCCGACAATCTGCATGCCTTCACAGTCCCAGGCGTGATTGTTGCCCGACGGACATACCCAAACGGTAGAGACAAAGCCGGTCAGCGGATCCCGCCTGGTCTGCGGATATTCCGCGGCCATCTGTTCCCGATATTCGTGCTCCATTTCATCGGGGGCGATCTGCGGGTCCATCCAAAGGTCCGTTTGCCGGATGCGCTGCAGCCGTTCGTTAACGGTGTCTTTGGCGAAAATGACAAGCGGGGCAAAGCGGGTGCCTTCCTGGGCGGTGCCGCTTTCCGGGTCGCCCCATTGCTGCTCTGAGTAGGATTTCTCGATATAGGCGCGCGGGCCGCCGTCGGTGCCTCCGTAGGAGTGAATGAATGCCTTGCGCTTGTTAGTCCCCTTGAGAGATAGCCAGCCGTAGCGGCAACATGCGGCGTAAACTCCATCAGTCCCCTTGGATTCAAAAGAGGCATCGATGAGGGTCTTGCAGTCCTCAACTTTGAATTCCTCCTGTTTGGCGCGCACTTCGCCCCACCCGTAGAGCTTCCCCCACCAGAGCCGGCGGCTGCGGCCGTCCTTGGCCCAGGCTCGGATCACCACCCAGTAAACCCCTTCGCTCTGCTTATCGACCGTCATTAGCCTGACAAATTCATCAGGCCACTCGCTGGCGATCTCGTAAACCACGCGCCTGGTCGGGGTGAGTTCCAGGAGCAATTTTTGAGAGAAACTGCGGGCGTCCCGCTTTTGAACGTAATTGATGAACGGATCTAGAATCCCTTGTTTGAGGGCGTTCTCGGCGTGGGCTAGTTGCACGGCCAACTTCGCCCATTGCCTGGCAATGGAGGCATACCAGTGAAAGGAAACGTTGGCCGGATCGTTGTGAGTGTTGCCGGCCACATAACGGCCGGTCCGGTTCCATTCGGTCTGGGTCCGCGCGACGTTCAGATGGGGAAAGGCGCATTCGGGGCATTCGTAACGCACGGACGATTGGAGGGCTTCCAACTGCCACAATCCGGTCGCCTTGTTTTTGGTCTTCTCGTTTACGTCCCAAATAAGTCCCCACCGGCTGCCGTCCTCCCGAAAGCCGTAACTCTTTGGAATAAAGAACTGGTGGCATCCCTGACATTCAATGTGCCACTCCCTCTGGTCGCCGGCGTTGTAGTGTTGGTCCAGTTCATCCCCGTCCATCCCGCCTTGGGAGACAATGAAAGCCTTGGACAATTCAATGTCTTCAAACTCCCCTAACCTGCCAAGGGCTTGCTTAAGTCTGCCTTCGGGCCACAACCAAACTTCATCGTTTACCTGGTAGCGCACGCCGCGCGATTGCAGGTTGGTGAGAGTGCAGGCCTGGATCGAAAGCGGGACGCCGTTTTTGAAAATGATGGCTTCCTTGCGTTTCCGGTGCCTTTTTTGGGGAAATAGCTCGGCCACGGGCGGGCAAAGCTCCAGGAGCGGCATTATGCGCTGCTCGGCGTAGTGGGAAACGGTGTTTCCCTCCTGCAGATTCCACATGAAGGAACCGGGGCAATTGGCGATCGTCCAGGGTAACCAAATATCAGCGATGAGAGAGCCACCTTGCCGGATCGGCTTCATGAGGGTGACCACTCGCCGGCGATCGTTCTGCAGTTCGTCTAAAATTTCGATAAACTGCCGGCTTCTGCTGACGTCAAAGCGGCCGGTCACACTGAGGACACCGGAGGGCAACCAAACATGCTCCGCTGCCCAGTCCCATATCCGCCGGCGGTCAGGCTTCATCCATGCCTTGCGCCAGGCGTTGCTGAGTTCGGCGCTGGTCACATTTCCTCTCCGGCGGTCCGGCGGGCCAGGAGCGGCAAGGATTCCAGAAGCCGTGCCATCCGTTCGCAGATGAGGTCGACGGTCGTCTTTAGTTCGAACCGGATTTGCTCCAGCTCCATTCCCACGAGCTTGGCCGGCAAAGCTCCCTCGAGGTTGTCCCGTAAAATCCCCTTTTGCTCGGTCCCTACGGTGGTGAGCTGTTCCACCAGGATCAAAAGCGAGATGTAACGGGCGTCCTTGAGGTCGTTGGAAAAACGGATTCCGCGGATCTGCTCGAGGAGTTTTTCGCGTTCGAGGTCGGATTTCTGAGGGTTATCGTCCGCGGCCGCGGAGCGCCTGATCTCGGGGTGGTCGTCGAAAAATTGGCGCCAGGCTTCAACGTTGTGGTCGCCGTTGGCGCGCGGCTTGGGCAAAAATGGGTCTTCCTTGTGGTCCCGGATCAGCCGGGGGAAGGAAGCCCGGTGAAGGCCGAAAATCTCGCCTAGCTTCTCGTAAGAGCTCACCCATTCCGGGGCGGGTTCCTCGTTAATACCGTTATGCTGTATAACGGTATTTTTCCGGTCCGGGGGCCGCGGTGGCTGTGCCGCGTCAATCAAACTCCGTTCGTACTTGCTCAGCGGTTTGCCGCTCTTGACCTTCTTAACGACGTTGGCCAGGTCGGCCAGGCGCACGCGCTCGGCTGTCTCGGCGTCCAGTTCCATCCTGGGGCCTGGCGGCGGTTCCGGTGGTGGTGGCGGCGGTGCGGGCTTCTTCTTCACGGGAAAAGCTTTTCAAGCCACTGGGCGTGGAAGCGGTAAAGGCCGCGGTCGTTGGTCAGGGCGATCTGCTCGAGGTTGTTGCAAGAGCGCAAATTTGCGCTCCCTTCGATAACGAAATGCCGGCGGGTGCGCGCTTTTCCGGTGGTGGCAAAAAGCAGGATTTTGGCGTGGTTGCGCGTTGCAATGATGCGCTGGCCGCGGGCCTGAAGTTTCTCCTCGGCTACGGTAAATGTGTCGGCGCTAGCCTTGGCGAAAAAATCCGAACAAACGATGGTTGCCTTGCGAATTTTGCCGGCGTCGATCATGTCGCAGAGGTTGCCGTTGTTGGACAAGTTAAAGCCCAGGGTTGCAACTGTTAGGTCAACCGGCTCGCCCAGCATCCCCTGTACTGCCGGCACCAAGTCCCAGGCGTGGAAGTCTCCTCCCATGATGGCATGCACGGTTTCCCCTGGCCGCGGCAGGTCGCCGAGGAGCGCCACGGCATTGGGAACTCGGGAAAGGTCGTAAAAGCGCCGCTTGGCCGCCAAGGTGATTAGCCTTTCGCGGCTGCTTACTTCGCTGCGCGCGTCGGTGTCGGCATTGGGGTCGAGCGGATCGAAGTTGAAATTGAAATCAAATTCGAGCGCCGGAAATTCCGGATCGGTCGGCGGTGTCGGTGTTCTGTTCTGAGCCATCGGCTCAAAACGGGGGGAGTCAAAACAAAAGAGGGTTTACTGAGCGCCGCTCGTGCACGGCTGGCACAGTCCGAAGTCGTAGGCTCCGGGCCTTGCGGCGCCGCACTTTTGGCAATCGGTTGCGTGCTTCCAGGCCAAGTCCACGGCGAGTTTAATCAATTCTTCCATGTCCTCGAAACAGCGGCGGAGGGCTTCATCGAGGCGGTGGTTTTTGCCGGTTTCGGGTCGGTGTGTAACCTGCAATTTTAGGCGATTCATAAAAAAAGCCTGACCCTTGAAGGGAAGGGTCAGAGTTTTTGGGTCAAAGAGATTCCTTCGGGGGGGGGCCGTCGGGCTCAAGCTCCCTGTAGAGCGCCACGCAGGCGCGTAGAGCGTCCAAAAAGCGTCTTTGCTCGTCTGCGGGCCAGGCTAAGACGGTTTCCCGTCCGATGGAATGGCGACGAATGCAGGATAGGCTTCTCAATAGGGAATCGGGCGTGAGTGCAATCTGACTCGAGCCGTTGCTTGGTTCTGGTTCAGGAAGAATGCCACACGTTATGTACGCCTGGCGCATGCCCGCGCAATTCTCGAGCGTCTTTGTTTTGCTCTCACGTGCGAGGTGCATCCACCGGTATGCAGTCGCGCGCGATAACTTGGGGCAACATTGAGACAACCAATAAGACCAGCGTCGAGGTGGTACCATGGTCTTGGCTTGGGTGAGTAGAGAGCCGCATAAGATCGCTTCCTTGATTGCGTCGTGTCCTGTCTGTTTGGCCTGACCCGCCTTGTAGCTGGCCGCAACAAAGGCCGCTTCTATGTCCTTGGACAACCGCTTAAGGACAGGCATTTGCTCAATCGTTATTTCCTGGTTCAAGCGGGATTAATTAGCAGGGATAACAGAAGGGCAAAAAGATATGCGCCGCTGATTGCGACCATTGCCCAGAAGGTTAATGCGATTGATCTTTTAAGCACAGTGCAAGGAGCTCCCGACGGGTTTTGTAGCCATGCTTTCGGCGTAGGTTTTCCCAATTGGATCGGCGCGATTCAGAGGGGTGAACGCCGGCTAAAATTTGGTGCCATCGGTTGGTGGTGTTATTGCCTCCCTTTCCCCAAGGGATAGGCTTTGGCGCCGGATGGATTTTTACGAATCGGCTAATTAGGGTTGCCCGATGATCCAGGCCAGGAATTACGCGCTGGCGCGCTTTGCTCGCATCACTCATTTCTTAGCCTTGGTCTGTTCACGTTTCCTGCAGGTCGCGCGCGCGCGTTCCGATTGCATAAACGCATTCACTACCTTGAACTTGTCGCGCCAGTCTGAGGCGTTGCGTCCCACCGATTGTTTATTGTTGAGTCCCATCAGCCTGGTTAGGTCCGTTTGCTTTAGTCCCTGCATGTATGGCAGCAACGTCCAGCCAACAATATAGGCGCGGATCATTACGCCTTGCGGCATCGCTTCGCCTCCTGCAAACATCCAATCCAGAACTTTGGTTAAGGTTACTCGAGTGACCGTTAACGCCTGTTCCATCACTTCGGATTTCGTGTCCGGATCCAGGCTCGCCCAGTCAAATTCAACGGAGCCGGTTTCCTGGGCTTCGACGGATTGCCAGTCAAAATCAACCGTGGGTGTGATCTCCACGTCGAATTGTTCGCCTTTGTGGTATCTACAGGGGATGGTCTTTTTGCCTCGCTTTGAAAAGCCAATGGGAGCGGCGCCGCCGGCGTGTTCTTTCATCAGTGCATCATTACCCTGTTATGAGGCCGCACGGCTAGGCCCGCTAAAGAGGGTGATGCAATTGGCGCGCAGGCGTGGATACGATGCGCGACCGATGTTGAACCTGGCTCCTTTAGTCGACGAAGAATTGTGTCATTCGGTCATAAAATGCGCGCCGATGTTGAACCTCGCTTTAGTCGACGATGATCATACAGACGCACAATTGTGCGAGCATTTATGTCGCTCGGCCAATGCTCGGATTCATTCGGTTTTCAGGTCCGGGGAAGATTGTATTGAGCATCTGGACCCTTTCGCGGTGGATGCTCTTTTAGTCGACTTGGGCATGCCGAACCTTTCCGGGCCTGCGTTGGTGAGGTCGCTTCGGGCCAAATGGCCGCGCTTGCGGATCGTGATTTGGACCGGAGCGGCAGTGGAACGCGATTTGATCGGCTGTATGCGCGAACGGATCAACGGCTACATTCTCAAATCGCACCCCAGCAAAAAAAACGTCGAGAAATTCGCGACCGCACTCCATGACGTGGTGCATGGTTGCGGCTACTATCTGGATTCGGAGCTCTACCGTTTCGTTTTCGAGGCGCAAGCCTCGGCAGCCTTGCCGCCGTTGTCGCCGCGCGAACACCAGGTCTTGCGGCTGACAAAAGATGGCCTGGCTGCAAAGCAAATCGCGGCGGCTTTGAACATCACGGAAGAAACAGTGAAGCAATTCAGCGAGGCGGCGCGGAAGAAGTGCGACGCCAAAAATACGCTCGAGGCTATTTGCCTTTATCGGCTTTGAACCCTAATTCCGCTTCGACTTTGCCCACTGCGTCCATCCTTGCCCTTCTCTTCAACCTCAGGCTCCCGGATAAACCAAGATTGTTGGCAATAAGGACTTCGCGCACGCGTTTGGGCGGGGAGAAATCGGTGAGGGCGCGCAAGTATGCATTAAGCGCCTTCTGGTAAACCTTTTTCAAGTGCTTGGCTTCTATCCGTGCCTCCGCCGCTTTGTTAGCGGCGATGCTGGCGGCTATTTCAGCGGCCGCTTTGGACCTGCGTAGCGTTTCAATCTCAGGTGGGTTCATGTGGCCTTCTGGGGGGGAGTTTTAAAATCCAACTTTGCGCGCTTGCTCGAGCGTGCACAGCAAGCAATGGCAATACCGATCTGGGCAGGGCCCCCTTTCCTTCCGGAGTTTGTCGGTCCATTTCCTGCACGTTTCAATGTGTTCGATCGTTATCAGTGAGCCCAGGAGCGCCGCGGCGGCGGGGTTAATTTGAACCATGGTCTGGTAAGCGTCGAAAAAGGAGTTTATGAGCGATTGATCTTCCTCGGGCTGTTTGGCAATCACTTGTTTGGTGAAGGCGCGCCTAAACTCATTCATCAGCTCCATGCCGTTCATAACTTTTGCATGACGCATGCGGAGCAAAGGTCATCGCCTACCCATGAGCAACCACCCTGACAAGGACGGTCCCATGTGCAACCGCATTGCCGACAGGTCCGGATCGAGCAGTTCTGTAAAAACGCTGCGAGGTAAAACTGAAACTGACACCCAGCTTCCCAGAGCTTTAATCTGTTGGCGTCTTCCTGGGAAATATGCGCGTGGTTCACCATGCCATTGATTTGGCGGTTTAACTCAGTGGCCAGGCATTCCGCTAAGTGTTTTGCTTCCTCCGGGGTCATTGGCTCCCTTGTTTTAGCTGGTGTTCGATCTCGGTCGCCATTTGTCGCATTAAGGCGGGCAACTGCGCTGCAATTTCAGGGAAAGGAGTAGTGACAGAGAAACCCGAACCATTGTTTCCAGCGATTACCATGAGCAGGACCGTTGACCGTTCTCCGCAAGCTTTCTGTGCAATTTCCGCTTCCTCGTCGTAATTGCCGGCTTTCATTGCGTTGGGCCTAACTGTTTCCTGATGGCATCCTTAAGCGCGTTCAATTGCTCCTGTCCTTCGGCCATGGCCATTTTAACCATGCGCTCGGCAATGGGAGATTTGCCGTCTCGATAATCGGACAATTTGATTCCGGACAATTTGAGCCGGTATTGGATGCGGCCAGCAGAAAGCCCGGTGGTGCGTTCAATGGATTTCACCGACTGACCGAGCCGGGCCAGGAGAATGCATTGCACATCTGAAATGGTCGTTAGTGGGGTAATCCCCATCACGATTTTCCTCTGGTAGTGGTGCTGGTTGGCGGGGTTTTTCACAAGTTGATCGCGGCATGCACGGCGCGGAGTTCGCCTCCGCAGTGTGGGCAAAAATTCAGAACGGCGACAGGCGCCGGCGGTGGTGCGGTGGTCACATCCACGCGCGGGGGTCGTCCACGGTGTTTCTGTGCTCCGTTTCGCTTGTGTGCGTCTCGGAGGTGTTTTGTCCACACATAGAAACTCGCCCAGTCTTGTTTGTTGGCATCGCGGAGCCCTAACCGGTTTTGCAGTTCGGGGTTTTCTTTAAACGCTAAGTTCC